TAGTAATTCACCCATCTGTTGCTTACTACCTATATCAGGTTGGTATGCTTACATTCTCAACATCTGCTCTATCAACTGGTGGTGCAGTAACTTGGGGTGGTGGCGGTGTCGGTGTTAACGAAAGAAGCATCGGCCAATTTGCTGGAATGAATGTTGTTATTGACTCACAAGTTAATACAGTTCAGCCTGGTACAACAGGTCATCAGAAGGAATTCCGTTGCTACTTAATTAAGTCAGGAACAATTCTTGAAGGTGAACAGTCTCCTCTAGGTATTGAATCAGATAGAAACATCTTATCTAAGCAAGATGTTATGTCTGTTGATTACCACAGTGCTTATCACGTTATGGGTACTAAGTGGACTAACGCTGCTGACAACCCAACTAACGCTCTGTTGGCTAATGACAACAACTGGGCATTAACATACGATGCGGATTTAATTCCTATAGTCGAACTAATTGTTAATACACCACTTGATACAGGTACTAATCCTTAGTACTATCAGGTTGCAAAGCAAAGCAGTAAAGAACCTCATCAATTATTGGTGGGGTTTTTTCTTTACGCTACAATAAGACTAAATTACTTTATAGATCGTGGCAGCAACTATAGACGCAACAATAAAAGGAGCTAGTGCTAATAGTTATGTTACGTTGGCAGAAGCTAATACTTATTTTGAAACAGTTCCAGATTCTTCAACTTGGACAAATAAAACAGACGACCAAAAAAATAGATCATTAATATCAGCTACACGATGGATTGACAGCTTTGTATATTACGGAGATAGATGTGATGATGGTCAGGCATTAAAATTTCCTAGAAATAACTATCAGGTAGATGGAGTTGAATTAGCTTGTTCTACAATTCCAAATAATATTAAATATGCAGAATATGAATTAGCTAGAGCTTTGGCAAATGATACTGGAGCTATTACAGGTACTACAGGTAAAGATGGTAACTTTAGTGAAGTAAAACTAGGTGATCTTCAAGTTAAATATAATACTGATAGTCAAGGTACAGGATCAATAAATAATATTTTAGATGTTTATCCTTGGTTACAAAGTTATCTTGGAGCATATATGCTAGGTGGAGCTGGTAGTTTTCAAATGAGAGTAGTTAGAGGATAATGGCAGGTCAACTAGATTCCTTATTTAAAAGTGTTGCTCAAAGTGTTGTTTCACAACTTGGTGATTCTTTAGATCACACAATAAGTTATACAAAAAAAGGAGTATCAAGTTATAACGTAGAAACAGGAGAAGATATAACTGTTGATACAACTTATTCAGATATTAAAGTACCAATATCTTTTGTTAGATCAGAAGAAGAAGGTGCACAGGAAATGAGAGAGGCTAAATTATATATCACTCCAAATTTAATAGGAGATAATCAACCATCTTTAGAAGATGAGATTACTTTAAGTTTTGCTGGATCTAATAGAGTTGTACAGATAGTAGATATAGATACAAAGAAAGGTGGTCAAACTTATTTATTTATTTTATTGGTAAGGTTCTAATGACTACAAGACGTTTAGAAGATTTACCTCCAGATTTAAATAAACAGATATCAAGAGATTTTAATGCACTTATTAAAAAAATTCATGCTGAATTATCTACTAAAGAAAAAAGTCCAGTTTATACAGGATTTTTTGCTTCTAGTTGGGTGGCACAAGGTAGTGCTGTAAGAGCAAGAGATAAAATTAAAAGATTTCAACCTTGGTCTGGTATTAAACAACAGGCAATGACGGCATTTTTAGCTGGAACTGGAGGTAATGCTCCTTTAAATCCCGTTATAGAACCTAGATTTCCAATTAAAAGAGTTTTTAATTATAAAAGACCTGTTTATATCGGTAATAGAGTTGAATATGCAGTATACGCTCTTGAAGGAGGTAAAGTTCAATTATTTATTCAAGGATCTTTGGGTAGAATGATAAAAGAAACTATGACAGATAAAGGTAAATTATTTGTTGGTGGTAGCACCACTGGGGGATTTGGTCGTTCTCAAGGTGGTGTTAAGTATACGGAGTTTTCTAAATGACCTTAGTAAATACAAGAGCAGCTTTTGAAAAAGCAGTAACTGATGCAGTATCAGATGTAGATCCGACTATTGAAATGGTGTATGACAATGTACATTACACAACACCTGGAAAAACTAAAAAATATATTTTAATGAGTGTTGATTTTACACAATCAACTTTACAGAATCAGGGAGCAAGTTCAGATTATTATGCTGGTGTTATTCAATGTAATGTATATGTTCCTAAATCAAAAGGCACATCAGTTTTATCTGAAATATCTGAAGCTGTGATTGATGGTCTTACTTCTGTTAATGCTTCTGGATATACAGATACATTTAGTTGTAAACCTAGAGTTTTAGATGTAAATGGCCCTACTCCATTGGATATTGAAGATAGAAGTCACTTTGTAGGTGTAATATCTTGCCAATTTTCCGCAAATGCCTAGTATACTAATATAATATTTAATTAATTTTATATGGAAGCAATAGAACTTCTCAAAAACAAATTTGGTGTAAGCCAAAAATATATGTACGAATTAAAAGATGGAGATGAAACAATATTAAAAATATATTGGAATCCTTTAACTATTGCTGAAAGAGAATCTATTGTTTCTAAATCTGCTGATGGAATAGCTCAAAGTAATGATGAGTTTGCTTTAAATCTTATGATTACAAAAGCATTAGATAAAGATGGTAAAAGATTATTTCAAGATGGACACAAGGCTTCGTTAAGAAGAGAAGTAAATGCCTCTGCATTAGGTGAAATACAATTAGCAATGATGAATTCTGGTTCTGAATATAAATTGGAGGAAGCGAAAGCATCTTTAAAAAGTTAAATCCGATTGGTTTTTTATATTTTTTTTAGCGTCTGAATTAGGAATGACAGTAAAAGAATTAACTAATAAACTTACGCAGGAAGAATTTATACATTGGGCTGCTTTTTATCAGTTAAAAAGAGAATATGAAGATAAGGCTTATGAAGATGCAAAATATAAATCACAAGCGAGAAAACTATAAAAGAGGTACACTTAGATAAAGTTTTAGATTTAGGTCGAATCTCATGGCAGGAGAATATGGTGTAAATATTAAACTCTCTGTTACTGGAGATGAAAAGTTAAATCAAATAAAAAGAAAAACAGATGAATTAAATGCCTCAATCAATAAGATGAAGGGCATTAATCTTAGTGGAAATTTTCCATTTACAAAAGGTGAAGATGTAAAACCACTAAAAGATGCAAAAGCACAAATGATGGGTTTTGCTAAACAAGTAAATCAAACAGGAAAAGCATTAGGTCTTACAATCGAACAACAAGAAGCATCTTTACAAGGATTTAATGCATTAAGAAGAAGTTTGACTTTAGGTTCAAAGGATTTTGAAACAGTTACAGCAGCTATAAATACTACAACAAAAGCTATGGCAGCAAATGATAAACAATTACGAATAAGTCAAAAACTAGGAGCAAATCCGAGAGGTAATGCAGCAGCTTTAAAAAGTGGATTAGTTAGTGGTGCATTTCCTTTGTTATTTGGACAAGGGCCACTAGGTGGTGCTGCTGGTTTTGCTGGTGGTTTTGCAGGTACAAAAATTGGTGGACAGATGGGTGGTTTTGCTGGAGGTCTTGCTGCAACTGCTATCCTTCAACAACTTACTCAAGCTATTAAAGGTTTAAACGATTTAGGAAAAGCTTTAGATCCTAAAACATTAAACATTGATACAGTTTCTAAATCTCTTGGGTTACTTGGAACTGACACAGAAAGATATTTAAAATTAATTGAACAAACCCAAGGTAAACAAGCTGCTTATAATGCTGCTGTTGAAGAGACAACAAAATTAGTTGGACAAGATGGTGTTGAGGCTTTACAAGCATTTGCAGATAGTAGTCAAAATCTTACAAATGAAATGAGTAAATTTTTTACAAGACTTGGTACTGAAATAGCAAAATTATTTGCAAGGGGTGCTGATCAAGATACAGATAAACGAATAATAGGTTTTGAAAGATCAAATTTATTAGCACAAGCAAAAGCAGAGACAGAGGATAAAGAAATAATTGATCTAGTAAAACAAAGAGAAAATGCAAATAGAAATGTAGCTAGCCAATTAGACGACCAAATTGTAAAACTTATGCAAGCAAAAAATATAGAAGATGCTCGCAAAAAAGCAGCAGAGTTAGCAAAAATGGAATATGAACAGATAACTAAATCTTTAACAGATCAAATAAATTTTCTTAATAATGCAATTACATTAGGTCAAGGAGAAGCCGAGATTATAAGACAAAAGAATAAACTTATAGAAGCTGCTAGAAAAGCTGGTGTTGAATTTGATGAAGCGGAAATAGAAAGACAAGTTCGTTTAAGACGAGAATTAGAAAAATTAAATAGTTTATATTCAAGTATTGCTTCAACAGTAGAAACAGGTTTGGTTGATGCCATAGAAGGTGCAATAAATGGTACAAAAACTCTTGGTGATGTTGCTCGTAGTGTATTTACACAAATTCAAAGATCACTTATTCAGTTTGGTGTAAATGCTTTTCTTGGTGGACTTCCTGGAATTGGTGGTTTCTTTAGAGCTAATGGTGGTCCTGTCAGTAGTGGTAAAAGTTATATGGTTGGTGAACGTGGCCCAGAAATGTTTGTTCCAAACTCAGGTGGTCGTATAGTTCCTAATTCTGATATGGGTGGAGGATCAACAAATGTTGTTGTTAATGTAGACGCTTCTGGCTCTTCTGTTGAAGGTGATGAAGAACAAGGTAAAGAACTTGGTCGGCTTATATCTGTTGCAGTACAATCTGAAATATTACAGCAAAAAAGACCTGGAGGATTACTTGCATAATGGCTACATTTCCTTCAATAAAACCTACATACGGACAACAGAAAAGATCCGCACCATTAACTAGAACAGTTCGTTTTGCTGATGGTTATGAACACAGAATATTATTTGGATTAGCACAGCATCAAAATCCAAAAGTTTATAATTTTACTTTCAACGTATCGGAATCAGAGGCAGATACTATAGAAACCTTTCTTGATGCTCGTGCAAATGATAGTGATAGCTTTGATTTTGAAGCACCTGGAGAAACTGCATCACAAAAATTTGTCTGTCAAGGTTGGTCAAAATCTATACCTTATAACAATAGAGCTACAATACAGGCAACATTTAGAGAAGTATTTGAACCATGAGTACTGCTCCTATTATTACTGATCTACAAAAGATCAATCCTTCAGCAATAATTGAATTATTTACATTAACAACAGATGCAACTTTGCATGGTTCTGCTCAGACTTATAGATTTCATAACGGGACAAATTTAAATGCTAATGGAGATATTATCTGGGCTGGTAATCAATATATAAAAATGCCAATACAAGCAGAAGGTTTTGCTTTTAGAAAAGGTCAACTTCCTAGACCTACTTTGACTATCAGTAATGCTCTTGGAACTATCACAGCTATCTTGTTAAATGTTAATCAGGTAACAACAGGAAATGATTTGACGGGAGCTACTGTAACTAGGATTAGAACATTGGCACGTTATATTGATAATGTTAACTTTCCTGTGACTACAACCACTACTACGACTACAGAAACTATTGCTGATCCTGCTGATGCCGAAACTGTAACCTACACAGTAACAGTAGTGAATGTTGGTGGATCTAATATTTTTGCTATTAATGGTTCTAATAATCCTGTTCTTACAATGAAAAGAGGATCTACTTATATATTTAATCAGGCAGATGC